GTATTGGGAATTGGATTAGTGCCAACACTTGCGAAGAATTTGAATGTTGCTGAAACTGCTATAGAAGAAATGGTATCAGCTGGGAAAGTCGGATTTAAAGATGTAGAAAAAGCTTTCATGGATTTATCTGGGGCAGGCGGTAGATTTGAAAACCTCATGATTAAACAGTCCAAAACTGTTTTAGGCTTATGGTCTAACTTTCAAGATACATTGGAAATATTATCTATACAGATGGGCGATGAACTCTTGCCAACTATGAAAGAGATCTTAGTTGGGTTTCTTGATTGGGCTGATGCCAATAAAAAAATCTTAAAAACTAGATTAACCAATTTTGTAAAAGGCTTTGTTTCAGCATTGAAATCAATGTGGTCATTCCTTCGTAGTTTTGTATTCCCGGTTATAATGAAATTTGTTGATATGGTCGGTGGTGTTAAGAACGCTATAATAATTCTTGTAGGTGCAATAAGTACATTAATAGGTGCTAAAGTGTTTTTGGCTTTAGTGAATGTTGGTAGGTGCGTTATTACTTTATTTAGTGGAATGGCCTTAGCATCTGTTGCAACTGCTTGAAAAATATTGATAGTCGTTGCTGCCATTACGTCACTTGTTTTAATAATACAAGATTTAGTTGCTTTATTCCAAGGCAAGCAATCTGTATACGGTGAGATATTAAAATTCATGAAAGATGTTTCACCTGGCGGAAAAGACTATGATCAATTTAAAAGATTTGTGCAGGGTCGTGGTACTACTTTACCAATAGAACAACCTCTATTGTCAACTATGACACCTGAATTTGCAAGCTCAGGTAGATTGGGCGGATTTTCAGCGGCGGGTGCAGGTAGAAATGTGAATATAAACATGAGTCCTATATTTCATTTGACTGCGGCCCCCGGAATGGATGCTTCTGAATTCGCAGAGGAAGTCGTTAATAAAATGAATGAAGAAGTTGAAAGAAAATTAAGAGGAACGTCTAGGGACAACGAAACAGGTGGCTTTTAATGGGTGAATTATTTAATTTTATATTCAGAGTTAAAAGAGCAAAGATAGGTAATATTCTTGTAGATGCTTCTGTACGTGAACTGCACGAGGCTAGATCAGAAATAACAACAAATCCAATTGAGGACGGAGCTGATATAACAGATCATGTTCGCAATATGCCGCTAACAATGACTATGCAAGGCGTTATCAGTGATACACCAATAGGTTTGGCATTTGTTGATAATATAAAAGGAATTATAGGAACGGCAACAACTATATTTGGCGGAAGTTCTAGGTCACATGATGCATATGACGATTTAATGAAACTGAGAAAGACAAGGGAGCCTTTTGATCTTGTAACTGGCCTGAAAGTATATCAAAACATGATATTGCAAGATTTAAGAATTGAAAGGACAGCCAAAACAGGCAAATCAATTCAATTCACGGCAAGGCTTAAACAGATAGAGATCGCAAGGACAAAGAAGGTTGCAGCTCCTTTGAAATCTGATGCTGCAAATATTGGTGCTGTAAAAGCAGATATAGGTAAAAAGGTTTCTGATATTGTGCCACCAAATAGCCCTATTGCAACTGGTTCTGATGTAACTACTTCTGAAACTCAAGGAACAAAGGGTGCTAGCTGGTTGTTTCAGTATTTAATTAAGGATTGATATGTCAATTATACAAATACCTATAGACAATATAAACGCTTCATTCAAACTGCGAACTGATATTGAAGAAGTTACATATGTTCTTGAATTTAATTATAATAGCAGACTTGAACGATGGCATATTAATATTATGGATGCAGATGAAGAGCCTATATTAATGGGTGTTCCGCTTGGTATAAATTTTAATATTTTACAGCGTTTTCGTATGACTACATTGCCACCCGGTTTAATGATGCTGTTTGATGCAGAAGAACAGAATAGCGAGGCAACAAGGGCAAGTTTCGGTGACACTTCATTGCTACTTTATGAAGAGGCGTAATGTCAGATATTTTATTAACAGACAAAGATATTTTATATTTAAGAACTGTTTTGTTACAGATAATACCGGCTACTGGTTCGTCTAAATTAATTAAAAATTTAAGAATAAAGTTCGATATTGATAAGCATAACGAATCAAATCCAAACAGATCTAAAATAGAAATATACAATTTGGCTGAAGCCACGCGATCTTTGTTTGAAGATAATACTACAAGGATTGTTTTGCAAGCTGGATATCCAAATACAGTTGCAACAATATTTCAGGGCAATATAACTAAGGCACGACATAAATATGATAAAGTTGATATTATAACTACTGTTGAATTAGGTGATGGAGATAATAGTTATCGTACTTCAAGGCTTGATAAAGGCTATCCACCCGGAATAAGCATTTCACAAATATTAGATGATATCGCTGATTCTATGAGTATGCCGGTATCAAGTAAAATAGGAGTTCCATCATTCAAATATGCAAATGCTTTAACCTTAAGCGGAAATAGCAGAGATCATTTAGATACTTTAACCGAAAAATTCCTTTTGGAATGGACGATTCAAGATGAAGCCTTGCAAATATTGCCTAGAAATCAAGGAACTGATGACGGCATTGTATTATTGAGCAAAAGCAGCGGATTGATAAACAGTCCGGAAAAGACTGATGAAGGAATTGAATTTGAGTCATTGCTATATCCAAGTATGAGGCCCGGCCGTAGGGTGCAAATAGATAGCAAATTTATACAAGGCATATATAAGATTCAAAAGGTTCGACACGTTGGTGATTCATTAAGTGGTAGATTTAGAACTAAATGCGAGGCAAGTAGAAAATGAGCATTTTAGATTTTATAAAAGAATTGAGAAATCCGCAAAAGGCTGCAACGCCAACTATGGCAAAAACCATAAAACAGGCTGCAGATAAGTCATCTTATGATTTAAGAGTGTCTTGCCCGGCTGTAATAGAGCGATATGATAAAGACAAGATGCTTGCTGACGTAAGGCCGCAGCTTAAGCGCAAATACACAGATGGAACGGTTGTAAGGAGTCCTTTAATTTATAATGTTCCAGTTGCACAATTGAGGGCTGGCAATGCCTTTATTCATATGCCTTTGAAAAAAGGCGATCAGGTTTTATTGATATTTGCAGATAGATCTTTAGAGAAGTGGTTAACATCTGGCGGTGAAGTTGACCCTGATGATGTCCGTAAACACCATATATCAGATGCTATCGCATATCCCGGCTGTTATTCATTCAATAACAATGTTCCAATAGCCAATGGCGATGATGTAATAATAAGAAATGAGAATGAAGGTGGTGGTTGGACTGAAGTTAAAATAAAAGGGAATAACCATATTCAAATAAGTAATAGCACTAACGAATTAATAAGAGTTTTAAATGATATTTTAACTCATATAAGAGAAGGTCGGGTAATAACTGGTGTTGGATTACAACCATTGCAGCACCCATTATTTCCATCTGACCAAATAAGATTGCAATCTTTCTTGGAGACACAGAAGCAATAGTGTAAAATAGAAATGAGGTATTTTTATGGCAATGAACGCAGCAGTATTAAAAACAGCAATGAAAGCGGCTTTAATAGCTACTTTTACAGCATGGGAAGGTGCAACTCTAACAGATTTGGCTGACCCTGCATTTAACCTTGATACAGCTATGGATAAATTTGCTGACGCTATATCTTCAACGGTCGTTGCTCATATCGCAGCAAATGCACAGGCAACAGGTGTAGACGCACCAACAGGTGATACACATACTTTGGCGGTAGCATAATGGATTTAAAGCTTGATGAAACAACTGATGATATAGAAGTAATTGACAATGATGTCTCTTTGACTTCCGGATTAGAATCAAAGCGTCAACATCTTATGATTAGAATATCAACTTTTTTAGGTGAATGGTTTTTAGATACTAGCCTTGGAGTGCCTTATTACAGAGATATATTGCTGAAGAACCCTAATTTCTTATCTGTGTCTGCAGCTTTTAAAACTGTTATATTGGATACTCCTGGCATTCTTGAATTATTGGAATTTGAACTGGAATTTGTAGCTTCAAGAGTATTGAATTTTGATTTTAAATGTCTTTCAGAAGATGGTGAAATTGATTTTAGCTCTTTAATTGAGGTGTAGAATGGCGTTTGGTATTACTAGCACAGGTTTTATTATAAAAAGACTTGAGGATATAAAAGATGAAATTGAAACATCTTTAAGGTCATTTTTTGGCAATGGTGTGAATTTAGAAGCTGAAAGTGTTTTAGGAACTCTTGTCGGTATATATTCAGAAAGAGAGGCCCTTGTTTGGGAACTTGCCCAAGCCTGTTATAATTCCCAATATCCTGATACAGCTCAGGGGGTTAGCCTTGATTATGTTGCTGGGATAACCGGAATAGAAAGACTTGATTCAACTTTTTCAACTGCGATAATTAACGCTAAAGGAACATTGGCAACAATAATTACAGAGGGGTCTATAGTCTCAGTTGATGGAAATTCAGATTCAAGGTTTGTAACTGATGCGGATGGAACAATCGCAGCCGGTACAGATGAAATTCAGACAATATCTTTTAGTGCTGTACCCGATGCCGGTTCATTTACATTGATTATTGATGGTGAAGAAACCGGAGCAATCTTATTTTCAGACGCTGCTATCGATGTGCAGAATGCTTTAAATGCACTTACTGGATTATCTGCCGTAACAGTTGCAGGTTCTTTTGCCGCAAATTTTGTTATAACCTTTGCCGGTGCAGATGGTTCACAACCTCAATCACCTATCACAGAGGGCAATACAAATACTTTAACATTAGTTGGTGCCGGCGTAACAATATCAGTAGTAGAAACAACTCCGGGCCTATTACCTAATATTGATATAAACGTGACCGCAGAGACAGCAGGAGCCGTTGCAGCCCCAGCCGCTTCTTTAACAGTCATTGAGACCCCCATAGCTGGATGGGCAAGCTGTACCAATGCTCTTGACGCAACCTTGGGCCAAGAAATAGAAACTGATGCTGAATTGCGCATAAGGAGATTACAGACGCTTGCTGCTCCCGGGTCGGCAACTGTTGATGCTATCCGTGCAGAGATATTAGATGTTGATGATGTGACAGCGGCATTGGTATTTGAAAACGATACAAATGCCGTTGATATTGCCGGTAGACCAGCGAAATCTGTTGAGGCAGTTGTTTTAGATGGAGTTGATGCAGATATAGCAGAGGCACTATGGGATGTAAAACCTGCAGGTATTGAAACCTTTGGTGGAGTGACAGTTGTTGTTACTGATTCCCAAGGATTCACTCATGATGTAAATTTTTCAAGACCTACACCAGTTCCAATATGGCTTGAAGTGGATATAACAATAGATTCTGATTTTCCTGTAGGTGGTGCAACAGCAATAGAGACATCTATTATTACTTTTGCTGAGGCTGCTTTTAGTATTAGCGATGATGTTATTACGACACAACTTTATGAATCAATCCATGATATCGCTGGAATAACAGATATCGATTTAAGAATAGGCATAGCGAATGTTGCTTTAGTGCAGACTTTGACTATGGATGCTGATTTTGTTGGTGCAAATGTCATAGATGTTGATGTAGCCGGAACAGGAATTGCAAGCGTTACCTATGCGGTCAGTCATGCAAATACTATGACTTTGCTAGCAGCTGCAATACAGTTGCTTGCCGGGGTTGTAACGGCAACCGTAACCGCAGCAAGAGAAATAACTGTAACATCTGCAGCGGCCGGCACTCCACAGCCTATGTCTAATTTCGTTGTTACCTTAGGTGTATCTCAAGCAGATGCAGCTATTGAAACGACTTCACATACAGATGATAATATTGAAATAGCAGTTGATGAAATAGCAACTTGGGATACTGCGAGAATAGTTGTAACGGATATAATATAGGTTTTAAATGGTAGACCCGATACAAATTACAGATCATATAACGGCTGGTTTAGCCAGATCGTTGAGTCAATTTAAAGATAAAACATTGATTCAAGGGTTGTATGAATCGTTTATAACCGGTTTTCAAGAGGCTGAGAATGCTTTATATGATACTTTGGCTCTGAGGGCTATAAATACGGCTAGCGGAGAGCAACTTGACGGCATAGGTGAAATCGTTGGTAAAGAAAGAGGCGGCCGGGATGATACGGCATATAGAATTGTTTTAATAGGTAAAATTGCTCAGAATGTATCTAAGGCCACTCCACAGGATTTAATAAGTGTTTTTAATATAATTACTCAAACTGATAGATCTTATATGTCTGAACATCCACCGGCAGAATGCATGATACTTGCAGACACAGCCCCTATAATCGGAAGTCAATTATTAACTGATAATGATATGGAATTGTCTGGAACTACTTCATGGACAATTGTAAATTCTGGAACATTGACTAAAAGTGTAGTTGCGCCTCAAGAGGGATTACAATCACTTAGAATAGCTTATAATGCTGTTAATAACCCCGGTGCAAGT